TTCTTCTTGAATCTGAGGACGCTCACAGATGTGATGCACTAGTCTGTTGAACTTGCTAAGTCCGATAACTTCATCCTCAGGTACGATCCCAACCCAACATCTACCCACAATGTTTTGGAAGTGATGTGCGCAAGTTGAACGGATACTAATAGGGCCAGTAGTATATAAACTCTTATAGCCCATGTTAGGGAACGCTGTAACTTTAGGAACATTTTTATACCTCCCACTGAAGGTTTCTTTAACAAACATCTTGGCAACACGACGTGCGGTGTCTTGTGTGTTGTGATCGTTGTCTGTGTCGATAACCAGGGCATTGAGTACCCCCTGAAACTGGCAAGCCACTTCGTCTACCAAACGATCTACTTCATCTTCGTCTTCGATAAAGTCTGCAATGTTGTCATTGCTGTGAAATCTTGCGCCTGCTGCTTTGATACGATTGCGAATAACTTCGCTGATATTTTTTTCTGACATTAAGTTCTCCGAGTTATAGACGTGGATGTCTATGGTTAATTGTAAAGTTATTTAGATCAGTTGTCAATGAGTTTAGGCTGGTTATTATACCATTTCCACGCACTCTTGATAATTGTTTCCAAATCATGTTCGGGTGTCCAGCCAAGATAGGTTTTGGCTAGAGTGTTACTGGCTACTAGACAGTCCGGATCGCCAGGACGACGATCACGTTCTATCACTCGAACAGGCCCAACATACTGCTCCACTGCGTTGATGATCTGACGATTGCTGTAGCCATGCCCACTGCCCAAATTTATGCTGCAACTGGCTCCAACATCACTCATGAGATATTGAATAGCCATGCAGTGCGCACGAGCCAAATCATCCACATGCACATAGTCGCGTATGCAAGTGCCATCTGGAGTTGTATAGTTTGTGCCATACAGTTCAAACTCTTGATTGTCTCTTACACTTTCTAACAGCCGAGCAATAATATGCGTGGCACCAGGTGCTTGACCTAGCTCGCCTGCATCTACATCAGCACCACAGGCATTGAAATAACGCAGGTTCATGCAGTTGATATGATAGGCTCTGCTGATATCAGCTACCATGATTTCAATCATGGCCTTGCTCTGCCCATATGGGCTCATTGGTCGCCACGGAGCATTTTCATAAATGATGTCGCTGTCTGGATTGCCGTACACTGCCGCACTGCTGCTGAACACAAACACAGGCGGTGTGCCCATGTGTCGTATCACATCAAGAAAGTTAGCAGTCTTGGCCACGTTGTTCACATAGTACTCGGCAGGATCCAACATGCTTGGACCTACTAGACTGGTACCTGCACAGTGTATCACTGCCACGGTCTTCTTCAATGCTGCAAATGAGTCCACGCTGTTAAAGTCGTCGTGTACAAATTCATCAATGTATTTCAAAGCATGATCACGCTCTACCAGGTCCACGCCTACCACAAAGTAGCCTTGTTGTTTTAAATGCTTGCAAACATGACTGCCTATGTAGCCAGTTGCACCTGTAACCATTACTCTAATCATTTTTTATCTCTTTTTTTAACTGCGTCTGATAGCATGCTCTTGATAATCAACAGCACACGCCCTTTTTCTTTTTCAGTAAGCACCTTTACCAGCATGAGTTTATCATCGTAGCTCTTGGCACCATCCAAAAACTCTTCTGGCACTGACAGTTTTTGCTTTTTCTTTTTGAGCTCTTTCTTGATCTTATCCAGCTCATCCTTGGGATCTTTGTCACTCATCGTCTTCTTTAAAATCAATCACGTTGCCATTTTCATCAGCACAGATAATTCTTACTTGATTGCCTTCATCATCCTCAATCAGGATAGGACCCCAAATCCACGCTTCGCACTCGTTTTGGCTCCAGCCTTCTTGCTCTTCTAATACTTCGTAAATGCTGGATTCTTCAAAGAGTTCTTGCAGTCGTTCTTGTTCTTCCTCGTCCATGTCTTCTGGGAACACAATATCCTCCCAGCAGCCGTCCCACATGTTGTCTAGCTCAACATTTTCAATGTTGTTCACACAGCAGTCGTACATGTTGATACTGTCTTTGAGTCCATCGCCGCCGGGCACAAAGGCAAATTCAAACTCCGGAGGATTGTCATCCGAAGTTTCAACAATGAATGTAGCACCACGAAAGCCAGTCTTGCGAACGATCATTTGACCGTCTTTGAAATACTGTTCGTGTTCTTCGCAGGATTTTTTGTAATAAGGAGAAACTTTAAACGTGGCCATGATTGTCCTTTTCTGGATCAAAGTTAGGGTTTGCTAGTGTTGCCAGCATTCTATACTGTTCAAACAGTTTTGTCAAGTCTACATATCCGCCTGTGCCATTTGGTATTTCCAAAGTATGGCCATGATACCAAGCACTGGCAGCACGATGATACAAGCCCTCGGCCACGTGTTCGTTGACCAAAGGGCTCAGTTCAGTAACCATGCTAGTCCACAGTTGTCTAGAACTTGGTCTCATGTGTGTGCTTGCGATAGTCTGTGTTCATGCGCTGCCATTGTTCGCCTTGTCCGGTGATGATGTCAAGGATACGGTCCACAGTACCATCAGTCCAATCACTGATCTTGCCTTGATTGGGATGTGGTGCTCGCAGCAGCTTTTCCAATTTGTTCAAGGCATCGTCTATGCTCCAGGGTACATAAAGACGTTCATGGTCATTGGCAAAACTCTCAGGAAAACTCCTATACGCAGGATAGAGAACATTTGCTCCCAGTGTATCGGCTTCGGACACAGTGTTGCTGACCCAATCTTGCAAAGCACAATTAAATAGTACACGAGTATCGTTAAGAAGCTCGTAGTATTCATTCTTTTCCAGATCCTCATGTATGGTCAACTTGCCTTCCGCTTGCATTGCACGAGTACGAGCCATATAGCTGTCGTTGTTGCTTTTCAGCTTGGCGCCAGAAAACAAACAGAACTCAATGCCAGATCCTGGATGACGTTCATGATATGCTTCAATGAGATCCATGAAGAAGTCTGGTTGCTTTTCTTGATCCCAACGTGCAGCAAAGCCCACACGCATCTTGCGTTCGTTGAATGCTCGCAGTTCACCAGGCACACGACCACGAACCTCTGCCTTGCCAAATGCCAAGCCTGAGATGTTATAGATCTTGCTTTTCCAACCTGCCACCTTCATGTGCATGACCATTTCTTCATTGGTGGCCAATACACCATCTACGAAACTGTCCACCATCTTTTCATAGTGGCCCATCCATTCACCCATGCCCCATACATGTACGAAATCATCCGGGTCAATGGATTGAGCAAGACAACGCACAAAAATCCTAGGACGGTTAACAGGATCAATTTGATTGAGAATGTAAGGTAGGCTCTCGATACCGGGCTGAAACATGTCCTCAAAGTATACAACATCTGCATGGTTAAGCTCTCCAGCTTTCATTTTACGAATAAGATTCATCAGCTGACTCATGCCAAAGTATGTGCGACCATGTGCATCCAGCACCTGACCTGTGACAATGGCTTGATCGTTGCTGAGAGTTTCGCCGGGCACAATCTCATAGTCTATGCCTCGGCGTTCAAACACAGCACGATTCCACTCTTGTAACTGTAGAGTGTATCGTGCTTTGTAGGGCTCCAGTCCCATGTAGTATAGCTTACGCATTACGATTGTATCCTGAGCGATAGTTGTTGTAACCACGACTGTTGTTGTCACGTGGACGGAATTCTTTCTTAGGTGCTCCGTCCCAATGATTGCGCACAAACTTGCCTCGCTGGTGACGTTGATAGTCAATCCAGTTTTGACTGCGTTCGTTGCCCAGTTCTTTTTCGTCGTACACACGACCAAACTGTACACAGAAGGACTGGTACTTGTCCAGCTCATTGAAGATGTCTGTGACTTCTGGCTTCATGCGCAGATATTTTTTGATAAATTCCTTAGCCATTTTGGCGTTCTCCTTGTTGATGGGGATTTTGTGGAGCTCTTGGATCCATGTACATGTTCACGCAGCCGTTTTCACCGTCTTCGCTTACTTCTACACTAACATGTCTTCCGGGATATTTCAAGTTGATTTGGCGATACAAGTCGTCTGCAATCATCTCACAGCTCTTGTAATCCAGTTCTAGAACCTTATTCTCATTATTATACAGCGACTCACACCATCGTTTGAATTGGATGAACTCGATGTCCCGATCATTGTGGAACACACTGATTGACACCCGGAAATGAAACATGTGGCGATGAGGATAACCAAGAAAGAAAACGTCCGCAAGTTTAGGGTCCTCCAAGGCTGCTGGATATTTATGAATACCTTCCTTTTGAAACGTGACCCATATCACACGAGTTGACATGGTTATGTTGTGTTCTGTTCTTTCTCTATCTTCTTGTGTTGCTTGTACTTTAGCTATCATTGTTTGACCTCATTAATAATTGTGTCTTGAGAGTATTTAGACCAGTCTGTGAACGCACCTCGATTTTGTAGCTCATGTAAACTGTGGCACCATACCCCCGGATTACTCAAGGCAAAGTCTTTGTCATCCAGTTTGATTGTTGTGTTATAGTTCAAGAGCTTGATATAGGGCAGTTTAACACTGATCATAGGAATAAAGCGATCATGTTCGCAAAGACTGCTTTCTGCCAGTCCTTCCACAGCACTAACATCAAGGTCCAGGGTACACCACATGTCATAGCCCAGGGCAATACGAATCATGGTTTCCCACCTGTTCCATACTTCGCTGTCGTTGATGGCTGGGTTAGGAAAACTTTGATTTGCGCCAAAGTATATGTGTTTGCAGTCGTTGCGTTTGGCAGCAGCAACAATTTCAATTGGTTCATAAACACCAATCACAAACAGTGTGCGCATGCCATATGCTGGAGAATGTTCTACTTCTGTGCCAACAAACATTTTGGCATCTTCGTATCCGGATCTTTGCATTATTGCACCTTGAGACTTTCTATGGTGATAATGTGTGCGATGGCAGTGCCCAGGTCCTGGTCTTCTGTTATCACATGCAAGTTAACAGTATTCCTGTCAGTTTTTCTATCCTGATGTCGTACCTGCATAACATACCCGTTCTCTGCTCTAAACATTTGAAAGTTGAGATCTGGGTAGGTGTCTAGCCTGCCAGCGGTTTGACTGCTTACAATTTGATCTGTGCTGATCTGATTCAGAGTGATTGCATGGATAGCGTTCTGTTTCAACATGGCTCCTGCCTTAGCATCGCGTTCTTGATTATTAGCATAATCTTTCATTCGATTATAGAGCCATCGATTAAACCATTTCATATTTCTTCCTTGTGCAAGGTTTGAAGACGAACTATCTCGTCCTTGTATTTTAACTTGAGTTTCTTTAATTCCGCAACCTTTTGTTCTTCCACATGAGGATGTTTTT